TAGCAGGTGAGAAGGCCAACACAACCGATGACAATAGAAGCGGCATTCTTAATTTCTACACTCGTAAAGAGGGGGGTGACCCTACATCAAAAATGATAATTGACGAGGATGGTTATGTAGGGATAGGTACCACTGCACCGAACACCGCGTTGGTCGTGCGTACGGACAATGATAGCAACTTCCCACAGGTGAAGATAGACAATGCTGGTACTGGTGACGCTGCCCTCTTCTTCTCTGGTGGCTCTGTCTGGTCCATGGGTGTCGACAACAGCGACAGTGACAAGTTCAAGATAAGCCAAGACGACTCCAACGCATATCTCCATGTCAATACTAGATTCGCAATGACTACAGCAGGCCATGTCGGTTTAGGAACTGCATCTCCGGGCTACCATCTTGACATACAGTCCTCTGATGCGAAGATAAATCTCAAAGACACTAGTGACACTGATGATATGTTCGTTCGTTTTCAAGGCAGTGATAACAATGAGTACGGTCTGGTAGGCTATGATGGGTCTGCTGTCTTCCAAATCAAGAGCGGGCAAGGTAGAGTCATCAACCTCGGCGGTCACGCTAATGTCAAGGTGGGTGTCACCACTGCTGACATGACCTTCACCCCTTCTGCTTTGTTCCACGTCAACGGTGCATTGAAGGCCACCACCAAGTCATTCGACATAGAACACCCGACCAAGGAGGGCATGCGACTCCATCACGGAGTGCTTGAAGGGCCAGAACACGGAGTCTACATTCGAGGGCATCAGGTAGGCGAGACAATCGAACTGCCAGACTACTGGTTGGGGTTGGTGGACGAGGACACGATAACAGTGCAACTGACAGCCAAGGGGCGGACGCAGAACCTCTATGTCAAGAGCGTGGATAGGGAGAAGGTAGTGGTAGGTGGTTTCATCACCAAGTCCCCTGACTTCTACTACTTCATACAGGCTGAGAGGAAGGACGTGGATAAGATGGAGGTGGAATATGACAAATTGGACTAGCGCTCAGGATGGTGCTTGGGACAATCCCAGCACTTGGACTGCCGGGATAGGCTACCCGGATGGTGCTGGTCAAACAGTGACCGTGAGACACAATGTGACTTACGGTACGAAGTTGAACGTGGGTGATGGGTTCGGTGACATAACCATAGCAAGTAATGGGGTACTCATACACCAAGTGGAGATGGATGTAGATGGGGTTTTGTTGATAGATGGTGGGGGTTGCCTCCATCAGAAACCGGGGTCGAAGATATACTTCAGTGGTACAAGTGGGGAAAACCATGGCATCCACTTCGAGAACGAGGCTAACGCCGCTCACATCGCAGAGGGAACTGACCCCCTTCCCACTTCGCAATTGTCTGCAGCGCATAACATCGGTGACACTGTTCTCACTGTCGACTTAGGCACTGGGAGTCGCTTCGTAGCCGGGGATTGGATAGCGATATACGATTGCACGTCTACAGACACTGGGGAGTATGAGTTCTGTAGGTACGAGGACGAAGGAGTCTGGGTCCATGACGTAGATGGTGACAACATCTACTTCCGATGGTTCGTGGGACCTGACGATGTGACTATCACCGGCTTCGATGCCAATGCGATACCAAGTGAAATCACAGTCAGCAACTCAAAGGTCTTCAGAGTGAACCAGAGCATCATCTTCGGCACTGGGAACAACCGTAACGTCTGTCGTATTTCCAGCATCGATTATACCAGACACACTCTCAAACTGAAGAACCTAGCCGATGAAAACCCATACGCATTGGATGCAGACCCCTCCATCGCCAACGCCAGAGTCTTCGTCACTGGGTTGCACAAGCCTCACAGTGACAACTCGAGAGTCAGGAAGTGTGCTACGAGCGTCACCACAGCCATCAACAGCACGTCCGCCACCACCGTGACAGTCGGTGACGCCACAGGCTTTGTCGCAGACGACGTGATAGTCATAGAGTGTGCCCTCCAGACCACTGATGGCAGTGTCTCGAATCGTGATTACAACTCCGTCGAGTGCAGGCACATTGTGCAGAGCGTCTCCGGTGACACCATCACACTGACAGGGCAGATAGGGTACACTGTCGGCATAGGCTCTCTAGTTGTCAAGATGAACAGGGACATCATAATCGGTGCCAAGAAGACTGGGAGCACTGACCTCGATGCTTCCACTAACATCTGCCACTATTATATCGAGCACACCAGTAGTACTTACGACAGGCAGATAGTCCTCAAGGACGTATGGTTCCACAATGTCGGTAACACCAACAGCAATTTTCGTGCTGGGTTCGTCATGAGGGGCTATGGCAGCACTGACAACCTGCCTGTGACACTCGCCAATACCACCAAGATACAGACCATGTCGAACGAACCTTGGGTGGAAGGAGTCTCCGTCATGATAAACGACAATGGTCGTCGTGACTACTCGGGGATGTGGGGCTATGACTTCAGGAACTCATGCTTCCGCTGTTGTGTATCAGTGAATGGGCAGGACGCCTTCACCATACATTGGGACCCCAGTCAGAGACTCTACAATTGCTTCGGCGCTAGGAGTGCCAGTAGATTTCTGCGTGTCCAAGGCACTCACTACAACCATGAGGTCGCCTACTGCTACGGCAATAGAATCGGTGGGCGGGCCATCTACTACGAGCCTGTCTACAATGCAGGTAGAGGCTTGCATAACATCAAGGTGAATTGTGTAGACCTAGACCCCATCAGAGTCAATCGACACACTGGGTACTCTGGTTCCATGTGGGCAATCGACATCAAGGACTCCCTCTACCAAGGACCGTACATGAGCGAGGTGGGAGAAGGCAAGTTCGTCTGCTTCTACTCCAGATTCCGTGGTATCGAGGATGTCTTGGGCAAGGTGAGGGTGTCCGGTAGTTCTTACGCATCACGACAGGGATACTCGAGCGGGACTGGTATGTTCAGAGTCGTGGAGGCTGACTTCGAGTACGACAAGGTCATCAATTACTCTTACTACATGCGCTCCGAGTGGGACGCTGATGAACAGGCCTACTTCTGTCAGAGGACCTTCCATGATGATGGGGAGCAGGCAGTCATCAACGAGTTGTTCTTGATTCCTCCCAACGCGACGGCCCGAATCAGAGTGACTTGCAAAGGAACTTCCAACTGGAGTGGGACGGAGCCCTACGCCTATGTCCAGACGGTGCATAACATCCTCGGTGGCTATTCAGGTGCTGACTCCGGCGACCCTTTCGGTAGTTCATCCACTACTGAGTGGATAAGCATGCAGACACAAGGCTCTACCCAGCAGCAGTTCGCTGACGCTAATTTCGCTACCACGTATGAGAATATTGATTTGGTAGTGGACCCTCAACCATTCATGAGGATGGTAGAAGCCGGAGTGATGGCTCGTGATACGGACATGGCTAACGTGGCTAATGAAGGGTTCTACATGAAGCCCATCGACATCAGGATAGACAAGCCTTACGCTCACCGGGACATGCATCTGAGCAACTCTCACGGCGCCACCACCAATCAAGGCGTCCGATTGGGTTCCACTCACGGAGAAGTCACTAGAAGGTTCGGTGGTATGAAATGAGTGATGACGTCCTTATCACCCCAGCCTCAAGGAAGATTGAGTTTAAGGACAGTGGTGGGAATATCGATGGGACAATCCAGTTGGACAGCAGTGGCAACCTAGTCCTCACATCCTCAGTCGGTCTGCTGATTGGGGACTTGGATGCTGACATCCATATCGGAGACGGCAGCAACACAGTAGACATGGTGTTCGACTTCGCTGGCAGTATCTACTCTGCTGCAAATCAGGACTTGACGATTGGCAAGAAGTCTCTCGGTGGGAATAACGTGAAGATAGATACTCCTGCTATGATGAGGATAACCAGCGCTTATGGCTACGTAGACATAGGACCGAACAACGCGAGTTGGTCACATTTCTACACGGACAGGCCGAAGTACTACTTCAACAAGGGAGTCATAGTCGATGAGGGTATCATAGGTTCCTACAATGAGGACCTAAAACTAGTAACAGACCAAGACGAAACGAGAGTCACCATAAAAGCCACCGATGGTCAAGTTCTCATCGGGAAGACCGCAGGAGAAGCGAGCATCGATAGATTACTAGAGGTTGATGGGACTATTGCTGCCTTTGATTCTGGTCAAAGTGCTGGAGTAGGTTTCCACATGGGCAATTCCGAAGGGGAGTTTCTCATTTACACTGATGGTGGTGCGCTGATTGTCAAGGACTACGCAGGTTCAGACACATACCCATTCAAGATAGAGGGTGCGGCGCAAAATGACACTCTCGTTGTAAATACAGGTGGGGATGTCACCGTCAAAGACCAACTATACATAGGCTCTGAGATTATTCATTCTGGTGATACCAACAACAAGATTGCATTCGGTACTGATACTCAGACTTTCACTACTGCTGGTTCTGCTAGGATGACCATTGAAGCAGATGGTGACATTGCTATGACGGAAGACCTTGATGTAGCAAAGCACTTCTCCTTCAACACACAGCATGTTGGTGGCTCTGCGGGTGGGAGCACTGACACTGAGAACGGGGCTAATACATGGTGCAAGATACTGACTTGGGACCCCGGTACAACTCAATACAGGGACTTGAGCCTGACTCTAGGTATCACTTGTGTAGATGTAGGCAGTCAGAACCAAGCGATAATCGGTGTCTACGGCAGGTCTAACGGTACAGGCAGCGCACACACCATGGGTATCAAAGTCATATCAATGGTGAGTGCCAGTCAATTACGAGATGACTCCTTCAAGATGATTACCGAAGGATGGGGGCAACCGATAGAACTCTGGATGAAGAAGTACGGTAGTTATACGACTTGGAATTGGAACGAGATAGCGAAGAAATTGGGTAGTAGCACCACTCTGACTTATTCCTCTAACTCAGCATGGCAATCAACAGAGCCAGTGAAGACGGGTGGAACACCAGCATCAGTTCGCTCTTTCGGCACGGTGATTGAAGGAAGACAGTCTGTATTGAATCTGTATCACAACCAGAACGTAAGTCAGTTGAGCGCAGGTGATGTCCTCTCCACGATTAGTTTCAGGAAGCATACGGGTCATGGTGGTAATGAGTCAATCAGAATCTACAACGTGCAGGGCGATTCCGGTTCTAGCGGTGCATCTGATGACTACCACACTAGCGACCTGAGAATATCAACTAGGAAGATAGGAACAAACGCTTACACAGACCGATTCACCATTTTGGGACAGGAGGGCCATGTCGGAATAGGCACTATGAGTCCGACATTTGTATCAGGCAGTGGTCTCCACATATACGACTCCACTCAAGCCAACTTAAGACTGGAAGATGCGGCAGGTGAATTCTTCGATGTTGCTATGCAGAACGGAGATGCCTATCTGATAAATCGAGTCTCTGATGGATTCATGTCTTTCAGAACCAATTCGACTGAGAGAATCAGAATTACCTCTGGTGGTGATGTTGGGATAGGCACTGCGAGTCCTGACACTTCTCTACACGTCAAAGGCTCAGGGCTTCAATATCTCAAACTCGAATCGACTGATGACAACGCGGGCGTACAAATAATGTCAGACTCATTAGATAGTTGGTTAATCTACTCACCTGATGGGACCCCTGACTTGCGCTTCTTTACCGATACGGGTTACAGTGTTAGTGGAGATGCCGCTGACTTGGTGGAAGTGATGACACTAGACGGGACCAACCATCGGGTCGGTATAGGAGATACAAGCCCCAATGGTGTGCTTCACGTCTACAGGAACGACTCAACCACAACTGTGCCATTGCTGAAACTGCATGAGGACAGCGTGTATGCAGACAACCCTACGCTTGAGGTCATAACGGACAGAACGGACGGGGCCATACCCTCAATCAGCGTGACAGGTGGTGCGGTCACGGCAGCCGGGCCTAACGGATGGGGAACGTGGGAGAAGGAGACTTTTTTCAAGCATAGTTATGGAACCTCAACAGGTCAGGGTTCAGGACTGATTAATAGAACACACGATGGTGTAGGAACCATCAACAACTTCACTCTGCCATACGATGCCAAGTTAAGAGCAGTTGTAGTCTCATATTCATTCAGTGGTACAACAAGCAGTACGGCAGACCAGACTTGGAGACTCTTCCATAGTGGCAACCCCGCTAATGTAATTTCAGACTTCACCTTCGATTTAAACAATGATATGACAAACATGCATGGTAATTTCTATGTTTATGTCGCTACGGGTTTGGATATACAGATGGATAAGAACAAGTCGATTTCCGTAAGAAGAGAATCAGGAAACCTAAATATACAAAATCAAGTAAGATTCGATGTGTATTTCACAAGGCACACAGGGAATTTCTGAGGTGATTAAATGGAACATCAAGCAACTAGAGAAGTTGATGAGGAGGGTAACATCACGTGGGTCAATCCCCCTTCTGTCTCAGGCCCATTCTACGATGAGACAATAACAGATGAGGATAGATTGGAGCAAGCATGGTATGATTTCAGGGCGGAGAGGGACTATCTGTTGAGACAAATGGATGTCTACCAAGGGGTGCTGCTGTACAACAGCCTCTCAGCCACACAACAGACTGAACTAGCAGAGTACAGACAAGCACTGTTAAATCTACCAAACGACTACGACACACCAGAAGAAGCACACGCTAACATACCTGCTAAACCCTCATGGATGAATTGATATGGCTCTGATATTCCCTTACCTGACCAAGTCTGGTGTCGAATGCCCTGAGGCTTACGCAATCATTCGAGAGATGACAGCGAGAAAGAAGCCAGAGGGGTATGAGGTGGAGTACTACGGTGCTATCTTCGCTGACAAGAAGACTTACGAGGCTGGCTTCCGTGCAGTCGAGAGGTTCAGGGAGTACAGGTTTGAGTTGGAGTTGAACTCCATGCACAATATCGTAGAACAGGCATACCTTAATCTGCGTACCCGCTCTGGGTTTGAGTATGCCGAACATGACTTGATGGCTGGTGAGGAAGAATAGCATGGGGCAATTACTTCAGAGGTTGAGTCAGACGTGCCCCCAATGCTCTCAAGATATTCTCGCCAAGAGAATAGAGGGTCGATATGTCAACGAGCGTGGGACTCGCATACTCATATGGGAATGCACAGAGTGTGGTGCTCTATGGCAGAAGCCTAGGAGGGACAGAGCATGACTGATGTGGTAGTTGAGGATGAGATTAGTAAAAAGGATACTCGCTTTGAGGAGAGTGACATTTTCACGGTACCAACGGGAGGTGTAGGTGACTTAGGAGCAGGCGCACCTTCCTCTTTGAGGGAGGGCAGCATCAGAGACCCCTTCACACCTGAGACAAATCCATTGGCAGGACAACCGAGAGAGGATGTCCCTGCCAACCACCCTCTGTTAGATGACTTCGGTGCCGGTGGCGATGCAGGTAGCAGGGACATGGGCGATTCATACGAAGCGCTTGTGAATGAGGTAGGGCTGAAGCAGGCTCTGAAAGTGTTGATGGGCGATAGACATCCTAGCCGTGTCAGAGAAGCAGCAAAGAGACAGATTCGTAGCATACGTGAGAGTAAAGGGGGGTACACACAAGGCCGTGGCACGAAGCGATTCAAAGTCCCAAAGGAGCAGATGGACTCGTTGAACGTGGAAGGAGACTATTCACGCGTACAAACAAATTTGCAACGAAGAGTATCTCGAGCCCAAGAAGCAGAGTCGGCTCTTCGTCGCGTTCTTACTGCAAGCATGAAGCGCCCAGACAAAATGGAAGAGGCCATCGACCCTCTAGACTATTACCGAGATGACTTCGGTGCACGGGGAGACATCACGAGTGACGCCGAACAGCGAGCACGTGGCGATAGGGAGTCGTACAAAGACAGCCCTCTACATCAGGCTGCTAGAGTGCTGCCGGATAGAAAAGAACAGTCCTTGAGCACCATGAGTCAAGATGAGATTGACCGGCGTAAGATTGACCGTAACAGAGAGCGACTCGCTACAGAGCGAGCGAAGGTAGCCAACAGGAAACAGGCTGCGGAAGAGGGTCGGCAAGTGAATGTCAGAGCAGAGGATGACAACCCACTCCTTGACCCGGACTTCTTCGCAGACATGGGTGATGGCGAGGGGAGAAGTTTAGAAGGTGGAACCAACCGCGTTGGTATAAGGGGGCGCAAGAATGTCTAAGAAAAAGAAAGGCAAGGTCGCCATAGTAATCGCATTGAATCCAATGGGAGGTAAGAATCCCAAGAAGCCAACCAAGACTGCCGATGTCGGTAAGGGTGGTATGTGTGGCGTCAAGAAGGCAAAGCCTGCATGCTGCAAGAACTGTGGCAAACCTCTTGACAAGGGCATGTGCAAGATGGGCTGCTAATCATTCTAGATGTGCACGCATGGCTAAGATGTCTAGTCTCCCAAGCCATGCTGTCGTGCCTATGATTAACACAGTCAAGTATGGATAGTAGAATTCCATTGGAATCTCAATCGAGACATCAGAGATGATGTTACTCACGAAAGCCATGTCTATCATGTATCTTCACCTCGGAAGTATTCTGCTAGGTGTTTGAACTCATTCACTAGAAGAAACGAGGCACAGAAAAGAAAGAAGCCCATCAGAATATAAACGGGAAGGAAAGGGCTATACTCCATGATATCACTCTACTTGTGCCATCCAATAGTCCCAATCCCAATCGGGATGGGCGGCCATTAGTTTCTCTAAATCAGCACCCCTATCTTCTTGAGAAACCAAGTCATTACCCGCCCGTATTCCATACAGGTGTAGAAACTACACCGCTTCTATTTCAGACTTGCGGAGTGGTGCTCCAAAAACTGGAGTTATCATTACCCTTGGGTATTTTTGAACTGTTCATGCTCGCTTCACTCCTACCATTTTCACGATGGTTGGCTTGCCACCTACTCCCTGTTTCTTCGACCTCTTCCTTCTAGTCGCAGCCTTCTTTTCCTTATCTGACATACTCCTCGATGTCTCTGGTGTTTTGGAGGAGACTTTGACTGAAGGTCGGCACTTCGGATATCCCTTGCTTGACTTCTTGGCCTTACTACGGCCACATGGTGGGTGCTTACCGCTCTTGTCTTTTCTGGAGACGTCGACCCACTTCTCTTTGAACCAACGATTGAGGTTCTTCTGTATGTACTCTTCTCTCATCACTTGCTACCACCAGCCCAAGCATCACACGTGTGGTCAGCCCGGCAGTTGAAGTCATACCATTTGCAGTATCCAGTCATTGGGTCATCCGTTGCGCTTGAATCCCAAGCCTTGCAGTTGCCACACTTCTTCGGGCCCGTGGCCTTTCGATAGTTGGGAGCGTCCGACTTGGCTTTGATTACACTCCAAGCCTCACTTAGAGTATCTCGATTCATTTCTTCTTCTTCCCCTTCTTGCGGAATTTCCCTCTGCAGTATTGCACTGCCCAACCATTGGCGTATGCAGAGGGGTAGACCTTGAACTTCCTCTTGGCTGCCGCTTTGCCTTCAGGGCAGAGTTTCTTCTCAAGCATGTCCCACGCTACTTCCAAACCTGTACACTCAGGACAATCACAAGTCATTAGCAATTCCACCTTTTGAGAGCAGCACCTTTAGGTGTGAGTTTCCCTCCTTTGCTCGTCGGTCCTTTCACACCACCCATGCGAGCACAGAATGATTTTCTCCTCTTGGCTTTCTTGCTACCCGCCTTGAGTTTCGATGGCTTGGTAGTGACAGGTGGCTTGAGGTTCGCACCCTCTTCCCTCTTGAACTTAGCACGACCCTTGGCGTTCAGTCCGCCTTTCCTGCTGTGCCGATTCGGGTTGTACCCGTGGAAAGGTTTTGATTTCTTCTTGCCCTTCTCGAAGTGAGTTTCTAGCAAAGCCATGGATGCCTGTTGCATGGGAGTGCAGCAAGAACATGGCTCGTAGTCATCCATATGTGACGCACGAAGGGTGTCAAATATGAGAGTTTCTGCTCAAGATGTGGATGGGCCGTGAGGGAGGATAAGGGAAGAAGAGTGTTAGGACCACAGAAGCAAACAAAATGAACTGTAAAAACTACTCCTCCCTCACGATGCCGCGCTCGCTCTTCAAAGTTATGGGGGATGCCGAGACTTATTACTCTTCCTCAAGATTCTCGGGTTTCTCACCTATTTTCTTAGCGTTTAATAAAGAGTAGACTGCTCTGTCAAGCACTGCGTAGAACAAACCTAGACCGACGAGTGCCCAGCAACCAAAACATAGATTAGCCAGCCATTCCATTCTGTTCCCTCATAGCCATGATGTCATCTATTCTGAGTATGGCAGTAGCGACTTCAGTGGCGCTGCTGATGACCTGCTTGACCAGAGACTCTGGCTCTACTACTCCCTTCTCTAGAGTGTTGCAAATCTCACCGACTCCACGGTCATCTATGTACAATCCAATGCCGTCCTCTGCAGACCTTAGTTCCATCACTACATCTAACGGGTCCATGCCTGCGTTATTTGCTATGGCTGCAGGGATTATCTCTAGTGCATCCGCGTAGGCTTCTAAGCACATTCTCTCCCTCGCTGTCATGTTAGGCTGGTTGGCTGCGTGCTCCCTCACTGTCACAGATGCTGCTGAGAACGAAGCACCTCCACCGGGGAAACCTCTCCCGTCATCCTTCATGGCTAGACAGGTGACACCGATGGCATCGTCGAATGCTCTCTCGTACTCTTCGATGGTCTGTCGGGTTGCTCCTCTGACGACGAGGCAGGTAGCCTCACCCTCACCTGCGACTGTGACGAAGTCCAAGTCTCCTATGCGTTCCTGTTTGATGGAGGCATTGATTGCCATGATGGGCTCATCGACATCCACGATGCGATGGTAGATTGGTACACCTAGTAGTCTAGACAAACCTTCCATGTCGCTTTGTTGCAAACGAGTCACGAGTGGAATGCCGTGCTGTGATAGGTAGTGTGCTACTGCTTCGTGCACGCTGTCTCTCACGAAGACTACGCCTTGAGGGCCCACTGCTCCAGCCACCATAGATGCTAACTCGCTGAGCATCTTGAGTTCCTGTTGTTTGAGTTCATGCAATTGCTGCATGTTCTCTACTTGCATCTGGACTTCATTGAAATCATATCCCTCGAGACCACCATTCAGTAGGAGGACGTTCAGGTCTCCCTCCATGCTCTTGTCTTCTACTTCATTGGCGAACTCCTTGTTGATGACGAGACCGTCCTGTACGTAGGAATCACTCAGTGAGCCTCCTGCTTGTGTGATTACTCTGATGTGGTCTAGATTACCATCAGCCTTCTCGCATGCTTTCAAACACAATTCTGCAGCGTAATCTAGGTCACTCTCTGTGGCTTTCCCTCTCAGTGCTGTCTTCGCAGCGTCCAGAATGTCAATGTCCTGCGATTGCAGATGCTCTAGTGCGAGGTTCTTACCTGCTTGGAATGAGCGGATGACAACTCTAGGATGTATCCCTCTCATCAACAGCCCTTGACTCAAGGCTAGCATCTGACCCGCCACGACAACGACACTCGTTGTCCCGTCTTTGCACACTGCTTCCTGTGTTTGGCTCGCTTCCACCATCATCTGCGCACCCGGATGTGCAGTGTCTAGTTCTCGGAGAACTGATATGCCATCATTGGTCACGATGTGGTGACTACCGTTCGTCAGTAACTTGTCCATACCTGCTGGACCCAAGGTAGACCTGACGGTCTCAGCCACATTCATGGCTGCCTTTATGTTACTCATTTGTGCTTCTCTACCTGTTTGTTTTTCTTGTTCACTCATTGTTTTCTTCCTCCATTAATTGGATGAGTAGGGCGTCGGGGTCTATGTTGAAGTATTCACAGATTGTCACGTAAAATATTTGATAGAAATTTTCAGGAGCGTCTTCTAATAGGTTCACCAAATCACCTCAATACTATCTACGATTCCTGTTTCTGGATTTCGATTCTTTACGAAGCCTTCTGACTTTCCGTACTGCCAGACATCATAGACCAACTGGCAGTCCTTCAAGCAGTAGTCTGCAACACTCTGGTATTCTCCTAATTGCCACATTTTAGGGGCCTCTTCACTCTGGTGAGTCTTCTGCTTCCCTAGAGTGTGCTTGCAGATGTCATCCAGATGGTGACTCTTCCCAGTCGCACCTCGGAGAAGAGCAGAGGTGTCCAACACGTGCTCACTCTTCATCAATTGCCCAGCATAGTAGCAATCCAATGCGTCTCTCAACACTGGTAGGTCAAAGCCCATCAAGTTGTGACCTAGTATCTTGCCACCTTTCTCTACATGTTTCTCTAAATGCTCACCTAGTTCCTTGGGGTGTAGAGGGTGCCAGATAGCGTCATCGATGTCTATCTCCTCCTTGGAGAAGAGATGTCCTTCCTCACCATCCCAAGTGCAGACTACTGTGGGCTCGAAGAGGTGAGTGTTACCCCAACCTCCTATCTCCCACGAATAGTTTCCAGTTTCAATATCCAATGCCATTATCTCTGTCAATTTTCCTCACTCCATCTTACGTACGGTACCCCGGACACCTTAGTCTCCTTGAAGGAGGCTTTTATTTCATCGTAGTGTTTGTACACGACAGGCAGGCTCCTGTCCATCTGCCTACCGTATGTCTTGAGAACATCCTTCTTGAGACTCCAACCATCCCCACGATGGTCGCCTAAGTCGTAGACCTTGCAGGCACCCAAAGCCTTCTGCCATGCCTCAGCCTTGGCTAGTTTCGCAGCCTTGGTAGCACCTAGTTCTAGGTCACTCTCCAGCCAGATGATTAGTTTCTCATACACGTCGTATAATATCTCCATGGCCATGTCGAGATGGTCACCTGTAACGTACCATGTTTCTGCAGGGTCGTAGTCTCCACTATTCCGTTGCTCGTTCTTCTCAATGAGAACTAAATGAGTGGCTAGGACGTTGAGATAATTCTCGATGTTAGGCATGAAAGAGAGCACGACGTCACCTAGTTTAGCATCCATGCCCGTGACGAGGTTGTAGAACTCCTCTACTGCAGCGTCTAGTGCAGGGTCAAAGTCTCTTGACTTGGCGAACATCTGCAATGATGCTCCTCGAACTATGCTCTCACGTTCTTCTCTCTCTTCCTTGACTGTGGGGTCTAGGTCAGCCCACATCTTCCCATCGATATCTGAGCAAGCGAAAAGGTGTTCCAACACAAGAGTCTCCACTTGGATGAAGTGCTGTGCTAAGTCCTCAGTGGTCTTGACTTCCTCCATCTCATTAGCCCATACTCCTCGCATCCTCCGCTTGGAGACCTCCATTCTCATGTCATTGTCCCAAGGAGCATAATAGAGTAGCACTCTTTGGAACAATCCCTTTGTCAATACGTACTCTTTCACACCTGCAGGAGGGAAGGTGGTAATCCAGAAGGACACGCGAGACTCAGTCTCAATCTTACCGTCCTTCATGTGCTTGGTCAGTGTATTGCTGTGGCTACCAATGGGGTTCATAGCCTGTTGTAGATAGAGTATGACCTCTTGGAAGAACTGCTTGGGGCTAGGTTGTAGTAGAATACTACCCTCATCGAAGTTCAAGAGTTTGTTTCCATTCAACAGACCGGGCACTTCCTCAGTGTAGTAGTCCCCGTTCTCGTCCTTGTGTGTCTTGAAGGACCCAATCAGTCCAGCGTCTGTCCCTGATGTGAAAATGTCAGCATCTATATCTGCGTGGCGTGCCACTTCTCCTATGAATTCCCAAGCGATGGACTTCCCTGACCTAGTAGGCTGGACCCAGAACACGTGGAATCTTCCGTCTAAATAACTGGCCCACACTGGAATGCGTATCAGGTCTGCCACCTTCTGTCCTTGTAGAAAGAAGAATGATAGCAGGGCTGGTACCTCATTGAAGAATGAGGTTTTCCTGAATCTCTCTACGTAATCTTTCAGTATAGGGTATCGCTTCACGGCTGTATAATCTTCCCAAGTTCTTGCCATACCACCTCGACTCTTGACCAGTCTATAAACAAATCGTCTATATTGTAAGAGAAGAACCCAATAATATCAAGAAGTTCTACGTTCAATGAGCACTTCATCCTCACTTGTCAAGGCTTCAACCACACGTCCTCGGAGAACTTTACCCATCCTCTTGACATCTCTCAGACACTCACCACAGGCTGCTTCTTCGATACTACCACAAGCCTCTAGAATATTATCCACCATCTCATCACCGATGCCGGGTATGGTTCGGAGCATGTCGACTCGCACGTCGTTGCTGGAGACGCGACGCACAGCCTGTGCACCGTGTCTGCTTGCCTGCTTGTATGTTTTCTCATGTAGTCCGACAATGAAGTGGGATGCTTCCATCAAGTTCGGAGCACGATAGACTAGACAACCAAAGTCTGCGGCTATTCGAGCCAAGCCACCTGCTATTTGCTTTGTAGCAGCACTAAAATTGGTGGAGCCGCCGCGAAGTTGCACTTGTTTAACATAATCTCCCACCTCACCCCACACGACCACGCCAAACTGCGGAGCGTTGGCGTCAAGGTTGTCCAATTGGCGCATGAGATGGCCACTTCGCAACGACTCCAAGAAATCGGAAACGGTCTTTGCTTCTAAGTGCCACTGACCGCATAGGTAATCACCAATGACAAGGGCTTCACGAGAGACACCCACTGCTGGCTTCTTCTTCATGGCTCTACGCAACACTGCCTCGGGGAGAGGACCTCGCTCATTGCTGTCTATAATTAACGGCTTCATACTGACCCCGTCCCATCCCATAATTGGCAGCGGCCTAGGCACAGCCCCCCTGACTCTAGAGAGGAGCAGTGTTGATGGTAACCACCATTGACTATCGTGCTTACATGATACCTAGTCACGTTCTCATCGTAATCAGCCCACTGTAGTGTGTGTATGTATTGAGAGATTAGTTCTGCATGCTCATCACGAGAGTCTTGAGTCGTCCTCTCTACAGGCAAGAAGTTTCTGAGTCTGGATGCTAGATATATTACGAGAGATTTGCGTGCGTCGTGAGGTGGGTTACTACCCACTTGACAAGCAGCCTCCACCAGACATGGTAGTATCTTGATACCGTTCATCTCAACTGTGTCAAACTCTATGGCTGGTCCCGTGTTAGTAAAGCGAGTGCTCTTCACTTCTTCTATGGGCAAGTCAACCCCATTGCTACCGTACATGTACTGCCCTCGTCGGTGACGCTCTGCTCTCTCACAAATATCATCCCAACTCCATTCGAGAAGTTCTTCGCTCTTCAATGGGATGCTCCACCGCCCTACGTGTTGCTTGGCATTGTAGGAATTGGGAATGCGTATGAGTCTAGCCATGTCAAAGGGCACAGTAGGGTCCATGCAAGTAAGGTCCAACGCATCTTTCCATCTGTTGATGACCTTCTTCCCTGCTGCCTTGATGAGGGAGACTTCGCTCCCAGTAGAAGGACGATGTGTCTTGGATAGTTTCACCCAGATGTGGAACCCGTTGCCACTGAACCACACGGCATGGTGTATGTCTTTATCCATGAGCATTTGATGGGCTCTGCGAACCTGATTGAGAACTTGGTCACCATCCACATCGAATACGATGCTTCCCTTTCTGGCTTTCTTGTCAAAGTCCAAGACGAAATGCCTGACTATGGCCGTGTTGTACTCACCGCGCTTGCCACTAGGCTTCACTGCACGGAACCCGTACACGCTGGTGTATGCACACTGGCTGTTGCGCAGCGAGCCCCAGTATGTTTCCAACTCCTTTGGAGTATGCACCACTTTGCGAAACAAACCAGCCTCACGAGGGAAATCGAATTCAATTATGTTCATGCTCTACCCCCCATTTGAATTCCGATAGTGCTTTGTTGCATTCTGTATAAACTAGAAGGATAGTTTCGGGACTCACATATTCTCTTGGTATGCAGATGTCTATGTACTTATCAATGGGGATAGGGTCTACAACCATATCCTCTGGCACACTACCGTAATGCACATAGATGTCATCACTTTCGTGGGTGTCCCTCAGGCTTTCTAAAAGCAGTAGTCTCACCGTCTCTAAGTAGTACTCCTCTTCCATTATATCACCTCGAAGATTTTCAATGCTATCATTGATGATAGGATGATGTTCACACCCGCTGCTATGGTGCGCCAGAATGCTAACTCTGCGAAGTGTTTCTGACTCCAGTGCTCTAACTCGTCACTCATGCTTCCACCTTGTACTTTGGGCATAGGTCCATGTAATCACAGTAGGAGCATTTGAAGTCGTCCTTCGTCATAGGGAATTCTTGCTCTACATACATGCGTAGTAGTTTGTTCAGTGCTGTCTCCATGGCACGCTCACTCACTCTCTTGGTTGGCTCGTAATCCAATCGGTCTGCTGCACTGTATCTCCAACCCCAGTGGGTGACGATGCTGTCATTCAATCCTGCTTCTATCAATTCCTCCTCAGTGGAGAGTTCGATGAGCATCTTGTAGTATGCCATCTCCATTCTCATGGCAGACATTTTTCTCGGGTGCCACTTGCCAGTCTTCAACTCCATGAGGGCTAGACCTCCTTGCCCTTCTCTGAATACCCGGTCAATGATACCGACCAGCCTCACCTTGACTTCCTTGTCATCTACACGGAAGGTAGTAAGAGGAGATAGTTTCACTTCGTTTGCGACAGGTAAGAAATCCTCAGGGTCAGTGTGAGCCAGCCTGAGTATCTCATTCCGAAGAAGCCATGTGATGTTGTGGTCGTACTCTGCCTCGTAGAATGGCTCGTCTTTAGAGGAGTCTCTTCTCATGCCGATGACCTCTTCCCTAGAGGGGAGCCAAGTCTTCAGTTGTTCCATGACTAACCTGTCTTTACCCTCACTAGCGGCGTCCTTTAGCATTGACAGAGATTCAACATCAGCATTGTGATAGAATGCTTCCATGCTTTGATGCACGTCGTCACCTATCACTAGGTAGTCGTGCTGCAATTGGGGAACTTCGTGGGTCTTGGACAGCCATAGTTGTTGAGGGCACCACTTACTTGCAGTGAGAGTGGACTTGCTTACTCTGATTACGATGTCTTCTTTACCCATCTCAGGTGTCCAAGCATAGGAGGATTGGTCATCGTAGACCAGAGTCAAACCCATTACTTCTCACCACTCTCTAATGCTACTATGAGAAGCGCGAGGTAACCGATGAGGTCATGATAGATGTCGAGGTCTGTCTCGATACCCTCACTACCACGTGCCAGTCGGGACAACTTGTCATCTATCCGTATCCTAATCATATCAGCAGCGTCGTTTCCACCCTTGTAGAATAATCTCATCGGGTCGAGTGCGCTATCACCATACTTCTCGTTCTTCTCACGAAGTAGGCGAGCCACCCGCCAAAGAACAGTGTCAGTTGGTATTTGTCGTTCTTCTGACACCGAACTCCTCCAAGGTGGTTTGTCGCGTTCTGTTGGGAATCCATTCCCATAACTTCGTCTGTCTGTGTTGTCTTTCTTCTTCCATTTTATCACCACCACCCATAGGCTTTGGGACTAGGAGCACCTAGTGCTCTTTCGAGGTCCCAAGATAGGGTAGAATAGATACTGTCTAACTTGGTCTTTAGCATTTTCTTCAAAATTGTATCTGAATCCAAGGTAAATCCTGCCAAGTCTTCTGGTTCGCGGTAGGCTATGATGCCCGGCTCTTCCTTGATGTAAGTCCAAGGCACTGAGTCACCTTTACCAAACTTCTCGCGGTTGGTTTTGTTATAGGCCGCTGCTGCCTTCGAGGCTCCACTCAAGACTTTGTAGTCTTTCAAATGCATACCCAACCGCGTCTTCATAGATACTTCTTCGAGCGGTATGTCGCCATTCCTGACTTGCATGGCTATGGGTAAGACGAATTCCTCTACTGCACTTTCATTGGCTCCGTCACATATCAACTCGAAGACCCCTTTCTGTATCTTCTTGGACAGAGGGGCTGTGTTGGATGCTTTCATGCCAAAGCCAGCCACCTTGAGTTTGCCTTGGTCCTCCTCAGGCCAAGCCACCTTGCCGACGTATCTGTTCTTCTTAGTCAGCAACCAATAAGGCATCCACGCTTCGAGTTCTGCGAAGAGCATGTTGTTGCCTGTCTCTCTCTGCACAGCCGTTGTTATCTTCTCGGCTAGTTTGTGCGCTTCATCTACGTTCGGTACTTTGACGAACGCTGAGTCTGTGTGACCGTAGAGACATTCGTATCCATACTTCGTGGCTACGCTATCAAGGAGACGTATGCAACGCCTTCCTTCCTGTGTGATTGTGTGTGCGATGTCACCGTTAGCCCAGCCGTATCCTATGTGAGCACACATCCCATAAAGTGAGGCCATGACACGCTTGACTGCCATTTGCGTGGTGTTCCACGCGGCTCTCTCCTCTGGAGTTGTGGCATCTCTCATGCGTTGCTTGCATGTGTCACGGTAATCGAATAGGTATTCTACAACTGAAGGGAGCAGACCTTGTTTAGACTGGTCCCAATAAGTACCGTTCTCCAACTGGAGAATGTTTTCACCCGGCCCATCTCGCTGTGTCTCGTAGGAGAGATTGCCCCCTAGAATTATCGAGGGGTACAGCCCTTTGTAATCTATGACCCCCACTCCTTCATGGAGACCAGTGACACAATTGAGACCTACTTCAGCCCCCTTGAGTTTCTCTATGTCACCCGCCTTGTATCTACTAGGTGCTTTCTTCTCGGTCCTCCGAGACAGCAATCCTCGGGCGAAGTTAGTGACGTTGCACGCGGATGGAAGTGAGACACCACAGAGTCTGACCATCTGCACATAGAAATCAGTCACGTTCCGCGCCTCGTCTATGCCTCGTAGTAAATGAGTGTCAAGCAGACAGTAGTCTACGAAGTCATCCCAATGCTCGTACCAGCCATTGAAGACGTCCATGCCTTCAATTTCCTCAGTGAGTTTGGAACCCAGTCCTACAGTCTCAGCAATGTCATTCAGTTTGAGGGATGGTAGTTGCCCACCACCACTGTCCTTCCACACACGCTCGAAGCCTGTGCCACTAGCAGCCTGCGCTGCTGTATCGAATTGCCACCTGCCTACGATAGGCTGGTCGGTGGGGTCATACCTGTCCTGTCCCCTCTTCATCCTACGTATCTGCCCCACTGGGCTGAGCCTCTGTGGGTTAGGTATCCTTTGTAGCAAGTGAGGGATGTCGAAGAAGGAACCTGCGTGTGCTATCAGCATGTC